AGCGCCGCCCCATAAAGGGGCGGCGAGGCAGGTTACAGGAGCAGGAAATACGGGCGGACACCGCCAGCGTACGACGCGCTGGTGTAGCTGGAAGCGCCGCTGTTGTAAGCACTGGCGAAGTGCGTCGAACCCGAGACCGCTCTCAGCCAGTTCCAATTAGACCTGCAGAACGACAAGGACTTGCAGCCACGGAAGAGCGCGATCTGCATATTGCAGTCGCCGATGTCATAAGCAGAGCTGCTGAACGCTCGCGTTCCGTAAGTCATGGCCTCGTTCATGATGTTGACGTCTACGGAAGTCCACGCCCAGTTATTCGTTGTTCCGGTCAGACCACCTCCGGCCGAAGAAGCAGCGGAAGCGTTTATTGAATTCGTCAACAGTTCTCTATGAGACAAGATATGCGAAGCCCCGAAGGCGGCCTTGATGCCCGTGACATATTTCGGAATCGTCGTGGTCCACATAGCGGATCCGATGTATCCGCCAGTCGTCGAGTTTGAGCTGTTCATGGGAGCCGTACCGATCGGCTCTGCCGCGACCATCAGAACATGGTGAGCTGTCGTCTCCGTGTCACCTGCGTGCAAATGATAGTCCAGATCACCGACCAACCATTTCACATTGGAATACGTCGTCCCGCTGACTGTAACGCTCTTCGTGATGAAGTCGCCAGGATAGATATCGGTGAACGTGCCTGCAGCGATAGCCGTCGACATTTCGCCGCTGTTGAAATAGCTCGTCAAATCTTTGCCGCGAACGAATTTATTGTGAGCCATAGCGTTTGCAGCAGCATCGATGATCTGAGCAATCTCCGTCTCCGGATGCACAGCCACGCGAGATCCATTATAAAGAGTTTTGATAATGGTCTTTTCTGCCATATCTTTTACCTCCTATTTATTGTACGCACGGATAGTCCGTGCCATTGATTTCGTAGAACATGTTAATCGTCAAACTGGCCGAAGATGGCGCCGTCATATAGGCGAGATTACTCCATGCCGTTGTCCCGTCTCCTACTTTGAAAAAATGGGTGTCGGACTCGACACCCATTTCTCCGTTAAGTAGTACAGGATCATTAGTCGTCCAGTTTGCCGCCGTGTCAATCTTGCACTTGATTCGTGCTGATACAGTTGGCATCTGTACGCCTCCTTATCCCCGGCAATTACGAAGCAGACACTCCGCTGTTGCCGCAATCGAACACAATCGTATCAGTCGTGTGGAGGACAGTCGCGCCATCGGCCATGTCGGTCGTGTTCATGGTGCCGACCTTCGTGGCGACGCGAGCATCCGTGTAATAGAGATTCGTGCTGCCCTCGGCGATGTCATCGGTGCCGAGCGTGACGTTGCCCGTCTTAGTATTTACGCTCTGGACCGGAGCTGCCGGAGTCAGAACCTCTTTCCAGTTTGCCAGCGTCGACGCGCCAGCTGCAGCGAGAATGAAGGTCTTGTTGATATCGGTCCGGATGGCGACATCGCCGATCTGTGCAGTCAGCGCGAGCATCTCAGCTTCGCTTGCGACCACGGACGTCTCACTGATTGCCAGCGAAGGAAGAACGGCCGTGTCGAGTTTGCCGTCCTGGCCGAGCACCGGAACATTACCGGACGCCGTGCCGAAGTCTTTCGCCGCCGCCGTGCCAGCATCAGAGACATCAGCGAGAGCAATCTGCGCCTGACCAGCCGTGACGCGCCCTTTCGCGTCAACCGTAACCTTCGCATAAGTGCCAGCCGTTACGCCGCTGTTGGCAAGCGTAAGAGCGATATTCGCGTCAGCCGAGCCATCGAAACCAGCCGAGCCGGTCGCATCGCCCGTGACAGCAATCGTGCGGGACGTTGCCAGCTTGTCAGCCTCATCCGCGCTCTCAGCATCGGCGACCTTCGCGACGCTCATCGTGCCATCGGCAGCGATAACAACAGCGCCCGTCGCAGCAGCTTGGCTCTTAACGCCGCCGATTGCGCTCGCATCGCCGATCGGAAGCGTGTAGACCGTGGTCTCGACGCCGTCGATTACGATGTTGCCGTTAGTCTGCGATGCCGAGACCAGCGTGCCAGCGTAGTCCAACGCAGAGTAGACGTTGATGCCATCGCCGAACTTGAACTTATTCGTGTCGGACTCCAGGCACATCTCGCCTTTCAGGGGAACGAGAGTCGATGCCGCCCAGTTGCTCGCGGTATCATTCTTCATAATCATGCGCGCATTACGAACTTCAAGGTTTGCCATTACTATTACCTCCATCAATTACATCAAAATTATCATTGGAACCTATACAGAAATACTTCAGCTCCGTCGCATCCCAGCGGTAGATTGCATTCTCGTCTAAGGCGAGATAGATCACCCCCATTTCCCCGAGACTTGGGAATGCGGCAGTGCTGTCGTACTCTCTATATTTAGCGGAAGCTCCGAGCATGGCGAGCCATTCCTCTTCGCTTCCAGGAAACCCGTGAGCTACGGCGATTTCGTATGCTGACGCACCGGGATCGCCTTTCGTGATTTTCCGAATGCCGATATTCAAGTGTGCTGTCGCCATCGTTTTCACCTCGTCGTTACATCCGGGAGCAGTGTGAATTGATACGGCCCGAAAGTCGAAACCTGCTCCTCGGAAGTGATTTCAATATCGTATAGATAATCGCCGTAATCCATCGTCTGCGTATCCTGGTGGTCGAATGCGATTTCGCCCTTGATAATCGGCTTTTGCAGAACGAAGAAATTATCCCGGAGATTCTTCTTGACCGTGAATTTCCCGCGATATTTCTTGATCTCTTCGCCGGAGTCTTCATCCGTCACAGTGATGGCGATCATTCCCGTGTCGCCACGCGTCATGATAATGGCCTTTTTTGACGCCTTAACCATAAAACTCATGACTGCCACCTCATTCTTGAATCTCAAACCAGATGGCTACAGACGGCGCAGGCTCTGTCGGCCCGACAGCCATCGTCGCCAGCATGACGACCTCCCATACAACAGTCCCGTCCTGGATGTGATCGCCGGGCGAGACGTTCGACAAATCGATTTCCGTGTTTGCCGTAGTCCCTTCTACGATGCAGATGAGGCGATACAAGCTGGACGGAAGCCCAGTGTCGCTGACTGCCTGTCCGACGCTGTACGCAGTCCCTCTGCCGAGCGCAGCAACAGCCTTGTTCAGCATGTCAACCGTGGCGAGCCCGGACGGATCGATGTCGATCTGGATGCTGGACGCGCTGTCGATTGCCACGGCCATCGCATACTCGGCGCTGACCACGATCTGCGTGGAGCTTGGCGGAACATAGTCAGGATTCGGATCCAGCGATATCATGTAGAGAATTTCGCCGACGTCCGGATCTTGTGCAAAAATGCCGAACTCGCGAGCATAGAATCCGGCCGAGATATCAGACGACAGGACGATGCCTGTCACCGTGCAGATATTGTCCTCCACCGATTTCGAGCTGATGCTCATGCTGTACTTCGGACTGACGAGATCCGTCAAAGTTTCGATGGCGCTCGACGATTCCGTGCCATCACCTAATTTCAGCCGCGTCAGTTCCAGTGTCGCGCCCGCTTCGACTTTAGCCTGGAGAGCTTTTCCTGCTGCCGTCAAAACGCCGCCTGTCCAATTTGCCATGTCAAATTACCTCCTCAGGTTGAATTGATATTTTCTTATGCAGATCGGACGCGAAACCGCTGCTCAGCACGGCTTCGATGTCTGAATCTCCTACATATTTGAGTCGGACCTCCACGCGCTTGTGGACGTCCGCGCCGCCGACGATGTACGGCGTCGACGGAACGACAGCTCCGTGTGTAGCTTCTGGATAGACCACGAAGCTCTTGTGGATGTTCGGCGCGAATCCGCCATACAGACCGGCAGTCAGATCGGAGTCTTGAATCTGTGCCGGATAGATCGTGAAATGCTTGTGCATCGTCGGAGCGAAACCGCCGTACAGATTCGCGTCCATCGGAATATAGAATCCGATTTCCTCCAACCAGCTCCGGACGTTCTTCACGGCATTGATTAAACGGATAATTTGCTCGATGCCGTCTTCAGTCATCCCGGAGCCGAGGATCATGACGCGGAAGAAATAAGGATCTCCGCCGTATTCAAACCACTCCTGCACGTCCGCGCTGTCGAAGACCGTGGCGGCCATCTCCTGGACGACCGACGCCGTTCCTTTCCGCATGTGCCATGCGATGGAATTTTTGACCAGCGCACGCTTCTTCTCAATCGGCAGCGTGCTGGAATAGAAATCCACATGGAACTGGACCGCGAGCTCGTCGATGAATTCTTCCGTGAGCTCGTCGATGCGAGGATACACAAGAGCGAGCTCACTCAGAGCGTTGATTTCGTGAAGCTGCTCATCGATTACCTTTGCCAGCTCTATGATGTTTTGTTTCGCGAGACTGTCGGGAAGATGTTCGTGGATGTTGTAATCATCGAGCGAATTCATTCATCTTCACTCCCCGCCATAACCACAGATACATTCTCGGCGACGGCCACCTGCGTGATGCCGACCTCGGTGAACACAGGCGCCGTGATTTCGACGCGCTTCACGCCGCTGACGGCCATCATCTTCGAGATCAGTCTCGACGGATTGATATCCCGCCCGAGCTTTGCCTTTTGCCACAGGATGAAATCGTTGACCGCGCTTTCCACTGCGGCCTCGACCTTCACGGCATCCGCATCGGCGTCGATATAATACGAGGCGTCGATGTCGTAATTGACCACCTCCGGCGCGATGACGTGGACTCTGTCCGTCAGCGGACGGATTCTGTCATCACTCAGCGCCTCCAGCACGTCAGCAATCAATTCTTCGCCCGGCAGCTCCCCGCCTTCGAGCAGCGGCCTGATCTCGACGACGCCAGGATCCGGAGACCACACTGCCGCATCCGCGATCGCGCTGTTGACGCTCATCGTATAGAAGCGATAGGCTCCAGTCGGACCGGCCGTCGAGAATCGCTCCGGCGCTTCGTGGATTCGCTCGCGATAATCATCGTCGTCCTCTTCCTCAGCTCCGCCCTCCGTCGTGGTCGTGTTGACCATCGTCGCGACAAACGGAACAGGATCCACGATCTGGCTAACCTCTCCGGGCAGATATCCATTCCCGACAGTCCCTGTGTCGGTGCATGTCGCC